TATTTAGGTCATGAACCTTTATTTGTTTGGGATGCTGCTGTTAAAGAAAAAGTTAGTACTAGTTATGGTTATAGTATTGATAGTGGGGCTAAGAAACTAGATGGTCTTCGTCTACTTAAAGAGTTCTTATATGAAGTTATTGGTAAGAATGAATTTGGAGAAGATATTTATGTTTTTGAAAGATTTCTTGATTATCAAACAATTCTTGAACTTAAAAAGTTTAATGCAGATGGTAACTTTGACCGTATATCTAGTCTTATACTTTTAGGTATATATTGGAAGTCAATAGATATTAAAGGTAAGAGAGAACTTGCTAATCGTAAAAAAGTTACTGAAAATAATGATAAAACAGATATTTTTAATAGAAATTGGTTTTGAAATTAAATAAGTAAATATATGTATAATTTTGGTAGAGTTGATTTTCCTAATCAACATGTTAGCTATACTGAAAAACAAAAAGTTGAATGGTATGCTAAATGCTGTGATTATGTTATAGAAGCTGGTATTGCTTGTAAAGCAGATTTTGATGTAGAAGAAAAATTTAATATTCTTCTTGGTAATATTCCAAGAATATATTATAAGAAAACTCTTAATCCTTATAATGAGCAAGATGAAAATCTTACTCGTTTTCCTGCTACTATGCGTAATTACGATATGATGAAAGGCATTATTCGTAGATATATTGGTGAATATATTAAGAATCCACATGATTTTATTGTTGGTGCTAATAATCCTGAAGTTGTATTTGCTAGAGATGCAGAACTTGGTAGACAAATTATGTTACTTGCTGAACAAGCTGTAGCTAAAAGAATACAAGAAAGTTATATACAGTTTGTTAATGAAGGTAATAATCCTGAGGAATTTAATGCTGAACAAGCTATAGATATTGAGGCTTTTATTAAAGAATTTAATGAAAACTTTATTGATGATATAAGTGCACAAGGTCAAGATTTAATTAATGTTATTGATGACCTTACTGATGCATTTACTATATATGCTAGAGCTTATTTTGAATTTGTTACTTTTGGAGCTTGTTATACTTATAGAGATGTTGTAGGAAGTCAATTAATTAAACGAGTTGTTAGTGTTAGAGATGCTTTTCCAGTTCATAATGATAGTATGTTTGCTGAGGATTATGATATGTTTGCTGAGCGTCGTATGCTTACTAGACAACAAATTATAGATGAGTTTTATGAATATCTTTCTGAAAAGGAACGAGAAGCACTTGATACTTATTATCAATATAGCACTACTAGTTCTAGCGATAAAGCTCTTCTAAATTGGGATAAATATATGCACTACTTTGGTGATGTATGTGCTAAATTTAATAAAGACGATTTACAACATATTAAGAATACTAATATAATGGCTCGTGATGCAAATAACGGTCTATTTGAAGTATGGCATGCTGTTTGGAGAGGTGAAATAAAAGAAGGAATACTTACTTATAATGATGGAGCATTTGTTACAACAAGAATTGTTGATGAAACTTATCAGCTTAACCCTGCTGGTGGTGATATTAGTATTGAATGGGTGTGGCGACCTCAAGTTTATGAAAGCGTTAGGATTGGTTCTCGTGCTACAAGCATATATCCTTATAAGGCTCGTCCTATTGCTTATAATAGAAATGGCAAACTTCCTTATAATGGTATTGCAGAACTTCTTCCAGGTTTTGGAAGATTTAGTATTGTAGATACAGTTCTTCCTTATCAAGTATTTCGTAATATAGTTGCTTATCATAGAGAAATGGCAATTGCTAAAAATAAGATGAATGTACTTATGATTGCTAAATCTCTTCTTGGTAAGAAACCTGCTGATACCATATATCGTATGGCAGCTGATGGAGTTCTTTACATTGATGATGAAGATGATTCTAGTATTGTTAAAGCACAAAATGTTCGATATCTTGAAAGTCGTATGAATAATTATATTACTGAACTTGGACAACTTATTCAAGAGATTGAACAGACTGCTAAGATGGAATGCGATATGACTCCTCAACGTTATGGAGAGATTGCTAATAGTGCTGGTAAAGGAGTAACAGATGAAGCTGTTATTCGTGGAAGTATGGGTTCTGTTATTATCGAATTTATATTTGATAAAATGAGAGAACGAGATTATCAAGCTGAAATGGATTATACTAAACTTGCTTGGATTGATGGTCTTAATACTTCTTATAAAACTAAAGATGGTGATATTAGATATTTAAATCTTGATGTTAATAATCATATTTTTGCTAATTATATTGTTACTTGTAAAACTTCTGTTAAAGAACGTGAGAAACTTGAACAATATAAACAATTTGCATTTAGTGCTGCTCAAAACGGTAATATGGATATGGCTAATGCTGCTATACGTGGAGATAATGTTGCTCAAATTAGTAAACTTATTGATAAATATCAAAATATTCAAAGAGAGCATGAGCTCGATATTGAACGTGTTTCTCAACAAACAGAACAACTTCGTCAACAATTTGAACTTGCTAAAATTGATAGAAAAGCTGAACAAGATAGAGAAACTATTAGAATTGAAAAGTATCTTGATGGACAAATAGAAGCTATGAAAGCTAACGCTAATATCATGAGTTTTGATAATGGTCTTAGTGAATCTGAAAAGAATCAAGCCGAAGAACGTATGGAAAATGCTAGACTTAATATTGAACGTACTAAACTTGGATTAGATGCTCAAAAGACTGCTGTTGAAGCTAGTCTTAAAGAAAAAGAATTAGCTGTAAAAGTCAAAGAAAGTAATGATAAAGTAAAGATTGCAAAGACGAATAAAAATCGTTATGATGTTAAAAGTAAATAGTTGACTGTAATTCTAAATTTTGTTCATAATAGGGCTGGACTTGCTTGTGAAAGTAGGTTCAGCCCATTTTCTTTTTTATTTACATCATATAAACGATTTCCGGCTCATTCTAAGCATTTTATCTATTCCGTGATAGATTAATCATCTCAATAAAATTTGATTATTGTAGGGCTTGTCTGAAAGCGACAGCAGTATTTATTAGACCTAAATAGGTACGATTAGCAATAGTAAATTACATTAGAAATTATCTTAATGGTGAACACATTTTAACAATATAAGTAAAATTCATATTATTAATAAGATTTATATTTGTGATATAGTAATTAATTAAAAACAAAGAATTATGCCTAGTTTTGATAGTTTTGGTTTTAACGGTGAAACATCTAATGTTGATGTAAAACCTACTGACGACGTTACTGACCTTGATACAGGTAAAACAGGACAGTTAGATGCTAATGGTAATGCTGTTGATGATATTACCGGAAATGGTAATGGAGATGGCAATAATGGTGATGCTAATAAAGATAAACAAACTTCATCCTCTACGGGGGGTCAAACCAAGGATACTAAAAATCCTGATGATGCTACTGCTAATGAGCATGATTTAGAAGAAGGTACTATTATTGAAGATGGAGATAATAAATATACTGTTGATAAAGACGGTAATCTTATTGACGATAAAGGTAATATCTTTAAAGCTAAAAATGAAGTTGCTGCTTATCTTAAAGAATTTGAAGTAGAAGATACTAGTAATGAAGATAAAATTGATGTTAAATTAATTCAAGAACTTGTAGGTGTTTCTGTTACTTCAGAAGATGGCAAACCAGTTACTTTTGATAATACTCCTCAAGGAGTTGCAAGTTATGTTCAATCCGTTCTTGATTTAAAACGTGATGAATTTGCTAAAGCTGGAGTTAATAAATTATTTGAAGATTATCCTGTTGTTAGTGATTTTCTTAATTATTATGTTGCAAATGGTAATTCATTTGAAGGCTTTGGTGAACTTAGAGATAGAAGCGGTATTGAAGTCGATGAAAATAATGTGAGCCAACAAGAAGCTATTGTTCGTGAAGCGTTTAAGGAATTTAATCGTCGTGGTAATGTTGATAAGTATATTCAATATTTGAAAGATAGTAATGAACTTTTCAATGTTGCTAAAGAAGAACTTGAAGCTCTTCAGAAAGCTGATAACGATGTACGTGAAGCTAATGCTAAAGAGGCTTTACGAGTTAAAGCAGAAGAAGAAAAACAACTTGTAGAATTTTGGAATGGTGTTAAAGAATGTATTGATAAACGACAAATTGCCGGTTATCGTATTCCTGAAACTGTTATTATTGAACGTAATGGAAAACAAATTTCTACAACTCCAGAAGATTTCTTTAATTATGTTTATCAAGTTGATGATAAAGGACTTTCTCGTTATGAAAATGATTTAATGAAGTTATCTCCTGCTGAAAGACGCGATGAAGAACTGCTTAAAGCTTGGCTTAAATATACAGGTAAAGGTTATGATAGTTTGATAGAAATGGCTGTTTCTGATAAAGAAGCTAAAAAGTTGAAACTTACTGCAAGTCAACGTAAATCTACAAGAGGAGCTATTAAAATAACTAAACCTGATAGTAAAAATGACGTTTTAAAAGATGAACGTTTTGGTTATTAATTTAATAGTAAATTTGTAGATGAAAACATTACGTGTTATTGGACAAACTCGTTATGAAGATAGAGGTTATTCTAATGAAGAATCAATTGCTTATCTTCAATTACAGAAGCCGGAAGAAATTAATAGTTTTCTGACTTATAATTATGGTATGGATAGCGACCGTTTTCCTTTAAGTTTTATTACTGAAGGGCAAGGTAGCCGAGGTATTAAAGATATTGCTACTGTACAGTGGACTTGGAAGACTATGGGTCGTATGAAGTTTACTGACTTTGTAACTTATTTTAATACTGCTGTTACTAAACCTGGTCTTAATGGTTCTGAATTTGAAGTTCATTTCTCTACTCACTGGTTTATTGAACAACATGGTCTTACTGCTCCTGATGGTATTACTCAAGTTCGTATTCAGAAAGATTTAGGAGAATCTGCTTATGGTTATGGTTATCTTTTGAAACTTACTTCTCCTAATCCTGATGCTTATGTTGACCCTCAATGGTTGACTAAAGGTATGTATTGGGCTATGAGTGCTCCTACTGTTTCTGAATCTTATTCTAAAGGTAACAGAAGTAATACTATGGGTCCTGCTGGTATGACTTCTCAACTTGAGTTTTATCGTTACTCTAAAGAAATAGCTGGTAATCTTGCTAATGTTATTACTCAATATCAATTCCAAAATGATAATGGCGGTACTTCTAATCTTTGGATTAACGAAGAAATGCGCCAGTTCAACTTGCACATGAGAGTAATGAACGAAGAGCGGTTGTGGAAAGCTGAATATAATCGTTTACCTGATGGTACAATTCCTTTGAAAGACCATGATAATGGTAAACCTATTTATCGTACTGCTGGTATGTTAGAAATTTGTCGTGAATCTAACTATGATACTTATGGTGAAGTTCTAACACTTAATAAACTTGAACGTACAATTGGTGATGTTCTTGACCGTGATACTCAAGATGGTGATAAGAAAGTTGTTCTTATGGGTGGTAAAGGATTTATTCGTGACTTTGAAATGGCTATTAGAACTGATGCTAAAGAAAACGGATTTATCACTCCTCTTGGTGAAAAGATGATTCAAGATAATGGAGAAGGTCTTTCTTATGGACGTTACTTTAATAAGTATAAAACTCCAGATGGTTATATCATTACAGTTGTACATAATGCTTATTTCGATAAAGGTACTGATGCTGAAGCTGCTAAGCAAAATGGTATGATTCATCCTACTACTGGTTTGCCTATTACTTCTCATCAAGCTGCTTTAATTGATATGAGTAATTATAAAGGTAATCAGAATGTTCGTATTGTACGTCAAAAAGGACAGGCTTATAAAGCTAAAGTTATTGAAGGTATGACCGATATTCCTGCTTGCTGGGGATTGCCTAATACTAATCATGCAGCTACCGAAATTGATATGGCTCGTTATGAAGTTAAAGGTTCTATTGGTTTGCAAGTAGATAATACTACTAAGATGTTCTTGTTAAAATGTGTATTATAATCATTTAAAAGAAACTATTTAAGATATGGATTTTAATAAAGTAGGCGAAGCTAATAAAGCAGGAGAAAATGCTCCTGCTGCTTCTAATGAAAATACAGTTAAACAGGTTATACCCCCCGTAGAGGATGGAGATGATAATAGACCTAACAATACAGTAGGATTTAGAGATGAAAGTCTTGATGAACCTTATACTGAAAAACGAACTATTACTATTAATTTAGTTACTAATTATTCATTATATCGTAGAGCTAATGATAAAACATTACCTAAACGAATGGATAAAATTGGTAGTTGTGTTCGTAGTTCTCGTACTCTTTCTTCTAATAAAGGCGAGATTGAATCTTATTTTCCTGCTTTGATTGGTCTTGCTCCTAATAACGAAAACTTTATTTCAAGGGTTAAGGCTTATCTTAATAACATTAGTGTTGCTGTTGATGAATTAGGTAAGACTTTTGATATTTCTTTCTTTTGGAATCGTAAACGAGATTATCTTCGTTTTAGAGCTGAAGAAGAAGCTATTGAAACTGCCTATTTAAATAGTGACCGTAAAGGAGTTAAAGAACTTCGAGAAGCTCTTGAGTCTAAGATTACTAAACTTAATCTTCTTGAAAGTGAAAAATATAAATATGGTTATCCTGTTGTTCTTGATGATTATCTAATTTATCGCCATTGTTTATTGTATAAAGATGTAGCTAAAGATATTGCTCTTATTAATTCTGACCCATCTATTAGATTCTATTTTAAAGATGACCAAAGAGAAGCTGAGCGTCTTGCTAAACATCGTCAGGAAATTAATGCTGCTAAGAGTAACTACGTTAAACTTCTCACGAATAGTGATTTGTTTGATGCTGTATTTATTCAATACTGTGTTGCTAACAATATTAATATTCCTAATGGCATGTCTATGGATATAGTTGATAAGCAATCGCATCTTGATAAATTTAGTACAAACGAACCTGTTAAGTTTAATAAACTTTGTAATGATAAAGATATTACTATTAAGTCTTTAATTGAGGTTCTTGTTTCTCGTGGAGAATTTATCAGAGCAATTCATAATCAGAATATTACTACTCCTGATGGTGAATTTATCGGTGCTAATGTTAAGGAAGCTGTTGTATGGTTTAAGAATCCTGCTAATAGTGCTCTTGTTAGTGCTTATAAAAACAAACTTAAAAACATTTGATTATGAACATTGGGGAGATGCACGTGACGTTCAGAGAACTAGCACAGCAGATGGGTATGCAGACCGTCCGTGCTATTCTCATGGAAGATATAGATATTTGTCTTAATACTGCTATAATTGAGAAAGCTAGAAATGTGATAGTAGAAAACGTTGGACCAGTTCCTTATAATGATAAGGTTGCTCGACAAAATGCTTCTATTAGTCCTGTAAATGCTCTTAGAACTTTATATACAGCGGGTACTGTTAACGGCGGACAAATTACAGGTAATGGAACAGAAGTTGACCCTTATAAAATTACTATTCCTAGCGACGGTATTATGCTATATACAGGCTTTCAAGTTAGTTATAATAATAAGACAATTTATGATTGCAGAATTATTGAGGCTGAAGATTTAGGTCAGACGCTAAGAGATTTTTGTAATCGTGCTGCGAAAGATGCTCCGATAGTTACTGTATTTGGAGATGAATCTGCTATTGAAGCTAATATATACACTGGACGTAATAATACAGTTAAACCTGAATTAGTTAAATATCTTTATATTAAGGAACCTGCTAAAGTTCTATTTGATGAAGATAATGAAAGTAATTGGGTTAATTGTGATTTACCTCCATATTTACATAGTGAAATAGTTATGCGTGCAGTACAGATTTATCTTGCCAGTATTGGTGCTACTTCTAGTGGAGCTGATAAACAAAGTTAAACTTTAAATTAAATTAGTTATGCGACAGTTTTTGTTAGCGGGCAATGTCGCTTATGGAGCAAGTTTACCTCTTGCTGCTGGAGCGGTTGCTTTTACTTATCTTGCTAATGGCACGGAAACAATTGACGCTAACGGTACTAAGATTACTGACAAATTTTACATTAATCTTGGTCGTGAAGCAAATGGTCCTGTAGTTCTTCCTGCTTATAAGAAACATCTTACTTTTGTTAAAGGTGTTTATCAGGTTGCTACTACTTTCTCTGCTAATCTTACTATTGGCGATGTTAATGCTTATTCTGATTATTCTATAATGATTGTGAAGAAAGGATTAAAGTTCAATGAACGTAATCGCTGGACAGCTACTATTCATACAGGTCTTAATCCTACTGCAAATGATGTAGCGCAGAAATTAGCTAATCAGATTAATAACAATACTATTGGTCATGGTATTAAAGCAACAGTTACTGATGCTAAAATTACTTTAACTGCTGAGTCTAAAGGTATTGATTATAAAATTCTTGGAGCTGATGAATTAGTTGGTATTAGTGTTACAGTTACAACTACTGGTTTTCCTGCATATGGAGATGCGGCTTATATTACTGATTTGGCTAATAAAGCTGCTGCCGATGCTGGTATCGAATATACTTATCGAGATACTTATACTGAACTGTAT